TGTTGTAACAGAAGGGAAATTAGTAGGAATACACATTATTTCTTAGATGAAGATGAAGCCAAGACACTCTTAAATGATAAAAGAGTAAGAGATGTTTCATTGACTCCTAAAGAAATGGGATTTGTGCCAAAACTAATTTCTAGATTTTCAAATAAAATTGATAAAGATAAAGTAGCTACAGACTTTAATTACCTTGGCCTTACTGATAGAAACTTTTCTAGTAGTTATACATTTGGAGAATCAAACTGGGGAATAAATACATCTATCAATGGCCCCACTTTGTTCATGAATCCAATTGAGTTTCCAGAAAGACAAAATACTGCTAATAAGAAGTATAATCCAAATGGATATAATTACGACACAGGAGATTTTTCTGAACAGCAGATCCCTCTTACTAGCTTTGATCTACAAGATCCAATATCTACGTACGACGACAACTTGTTAAATTACAATAATGGTAAAAATGTAGATGTAGTTATAGTAGATGGCACTATCGATGACACGCATATAGAATTTAGAAAACACACATCAAAGACATTACCAGAAACCGTTAGATTGCCAGATCAAATCATGATTAGTGGAGCAAAATGTCCGACTGGAGAAATATTAGATATTACTTATGCTAGGTATTCTGATAATAAAATAAATCATTTTTATACAAATTCAATATCATACTTTGATAATAAATTTCGCCTTCTTGTCGATACAACTGGAAGTACAACATTCAATATAGGCCTTTATGAAGGTATTACTAAGATTGCTGAAAAAACTGTGCCAAGACCGCCTATTATGGATAGTGGCTTTTCATTTAATTATGATTATTATTGCGCAAATCATTCAACTGGCTTTAAAAATATCTTTACTTTTTATAATGGTTCGTTTGACATTAATAAATATTCTGGAAATGGCTCTATGACAAACGGCTATTCTATGATGAGGGCGCCAGATGCTCGCACGGGAGCGTATGAAATTATTCCGTGTAACACCAAAAGAAATCTTACAACTGGAGTACCCTATGATCATTATTTCTTTATAAAAAATAGACCATTTGATACAGACATTGTATCATTGAGTCCTGGGGGAAGTACGAGAAATTGCGATTACATCTCCCCTGATATTGTTCGTGTTAATAAAACAGGCCTCCATGCTTCAACTGGATTAAATTTTGAATTTAGAATTCAGGAACTGTCTGTTGAATTTGGCCCTACTGTATTTACTGCAAGAACAGGGGTAACAAACATTAACACAGAAACAGGAAGTAGGTTGATAAAAAGAGAATGGTTTCCTGGTTATACATATAATCCAGGCAATAACGAAAATGACAATCATGGATCGCACGTAGCTTCAATAGCTTGTGGAAATTCTCAAGGATTAGCCTCAGAATCAAATATATATAATATTAATTTCCAAGAGCCGTTTGCATTTGATTACATTAGGGAATTTCATAGATCAAAACCAATTAATCCAGTAACAAAAAGAAAAAATCCGACAGTAGTCAATAATAGCTGGAGTTATAACTACATCCCGTCATTTGGTACATCTATAAATTCTAACGATCCTAACGGTCTTCCCTGTTTTACAGGAATAAGATCAAAATTAAATTCAAAATATTCTGGCGGTCATTCTCCAATAGGGGACGTTATAGAATCCTTTGATCTTCAAGTTAGTGGTAAAATAAACGATGCAGAATATGTTCAGAGTACTTTCGATTCTACCAAACTCGTTATAGGTGGGCAGTTTACTGGAGTTTCATTAAATGGTACGGGTTATAATGTTCAAAACCTTTTTGGTTTAGATATGCTTAATAATTCTATGTTACTTAGCCCCACAGATTCAAGCGAGCTTTTCTTTGGATTAGGTACAGAAGGTCCAGTTGAAACAATATATAATCAAGTAGTAAGAGCAGGTAATCCTGAACATACAGGAGTAACTTTGGTAGGAGGAGATTTTACGGGCTGGATTAAAAACAATGCAGGGGAAGTACTTCCTATAAAAAATTTAATAAATTTTGGTATGTCTGATTTCGACCGTACAGGCATCAGTTTTAATCATCCTACATTTACTGGTTTAAATGGTAAAGTTAAAAAAATTAAGCCGATATATGACACGGAACATGGTTTCAAATATGGCTTTTTGGGTGATTTTACTAATTACAGTAGTGGTTCAGAAGTATCCAATCAACATCATATTTTAATAACTGATTTGAATTACAATAGGACTGGCTTTTCAGGTATAAGCACACCTTTTACCGCTCCCTCCTTTAGACAATCTGGAATTTTTAGTGGATCAGCACATATGCTTAGTGGAAGAGTGAACGATTTTTACTCCAGAGACTTGATTGGTAATATCGGTGGCTCACCGTCCGTTATGGAACATGAAATGATGATAGTTGGACGTTTTAACGACGTGGGAGAACAACCTAATACACATAGTTGTAATAACATAGTCGCAATTGATTCTACTGGAGGTGTTGTTCTGGATTTTCTAAGTAAATTCCGTGGTGCTGGTGGTGGATTCGCTGATGAAGATGAAATAAATGCTATAATTCCAGCATCAGCCCCTGATATATATGGTCAATATTTAGCTCTTGGAACTTTTACTGGCGGTGGTAATGACCGTACTAATTATGCCGCTAGATACAATTTAAGTACGGGATCGTCCGTAGATCAAGTAGCCGATTTTACAATTAATGGTCCAGTTACAAAAGCCGAAATAGACAAAACAAGTAGAAGAAGTCAAGGAGGACCATCATCGAATAGTATTGTTCACTTCTATGGAGATTTCAGTCAAATAAATGGAAGAGATATAAATAATGGGTTATCCTCAAATTATTGTTCAGCTTTAGGCGTTTATTATCGTCTTAGCGGTAACGCACACGGAAGGTATGAGCCAATTCTTAATCAAAAAACTTTAAGTGGATCAGGAAATATAGAATTCGCAATATCTTCTGATAATCGTGTACCACCAATGTTTACTAGAAATACATCAGCTTTTTCATATAGCCCACAAATCCGTTCTGTAAGACTTTTGGGCGAACAAGTAAAAGGTCATTCTAAAAGCCTTGTTCATCTTGCATCAACTTTTAAAGATATAGATGTAGAGATAGCTGCTAATTTTGGAGCCATACAAAAGAACCGTACATACCCTTTAAATGTTGAGATAACTTCAGTAGACTCCGACATGGAAGATTGTATTAAAGACGGTATAATTATAATTAACTCTGCGGGTAATGACAATCAATTGTTGGTTCCTTCTGGTCATCCAAATTATGCTGAAGTTTTGGGTAGTTTTACACAAGATTTCTCTACTTTTCAAGAAATTCCTACAGAATTAGTAAAATTTAATTCCGTTGGAACGCCTCAAAAATTTGGAATTAATGTCGGATCTTTTTCTGTTGATATAAATCAAACAGGTATTCTAAACAGAAGCAAATTTTCAAATTATGGTCCACAAGTACACGTTTATGCTGCTGGAGAAAATATTTTAGGGGCTGTAAATGGCCAGAATCTTGCAGGATTTGACCCTGGTTTAGGAGATACTGTTTCATTTGAGAAAAATAATCTTGGATCATATTACGAAAAATTTGATGGAACAAGTATGGCTTCTCCCCAAATATGCGGAATGGTTGCTTTATATTTACAAAGATATCCAGGTCTTACCCAAGATAGGGTTTTAAGATTATTACAAAGCAGATCAAGTACTTCTAAAATGGTTGATCAATATCCAACAACTGGTACTAGCATTCCTCTTAGTGCCATAAATCTTTATCAATCAAATAACAACATTCCAGTATTGTGGTATCCAAGATTTTTAGAGAAAAAAGTAAATTATCCGCAAAGAATTTCTCCTGTTAGAGATTCAACTGGTATTTTATATCCACGAATTAAAAACAAATTTATATCATGAGCATATCTATAATAGTTTCTGGCGAAGACTCTACAAAAGTCACCGTCCCATCAGGCGCAAGTAATACAATTTCTATTGGTCAAGACCTTTCAGACTTTGTAAAAAAAAGTGAAACTGACGTTTATTATCCAGCTTCTAATCCAGATGGCTTTATTACGCTTACTGCCTTCCTTAATACAATAACTGGGTATGTTCAAAAAGATCAGACTGGTACTTTTGTTACAGATGCTGAATTATCTGGTATAGAATCAATAACAGGGGTTTTAGATACTAGATCAACCTTAAATAGCAATGCTATTGTTAGTCAAGATATAGCGATTGGCGCTTTGCAACAAAAAACTGGAGATTATCTCACAACTGGAAATATTAGCCCATTAGTAAGAGACTTTGATGTTAGTGGTGATTTTCAAGTTTCTGGAGGTTCGACGTTTTACGAAACTGTGAACTTATTTCCACCCCAAGGTAGAGCTATAACTGCAAGGTCTACAAATTCTAATAACCCAGGCATACAAGCTGTATTTGAAGGGCCTGTAACAGTAGGACATGATTTGTTCCAAAAAGCTGGGTTTACTAATGGATTTGCCGATGGTTCTAATCATTTTCATGCCTTGATCGATATTAATCGAATTGAGCAAGCTTCAGAGAGTGATGTTAAAAATATTGAACGTGTTCAAGAAAGATATTATGCTATAACTAGTAATCTATTACCTAATAGTAAAGCCGCTTTTTGGGCTTGGCACAAAGTAGCTCGTTCAATAGATACTACTAATGTAGATACTAGTACTGCTACTTTAGATGTTTCTGCTTTGCAAAGTTCTCCTAATAGGAGCGCAGACTCTGAAGTCCCCTTTAGCACCAATGTAAGTCCTGCTAAAAAATCTGAAGACTTGGTTGTAACACTTGACGGTCATTCTTTTTCGTCTGGCGAAAGTGCAAGAATGATATTTGATCAGTCGTTTCAGGGTCCAATTGTTGCGGCTAATCTTTTTGGAAAAGTTACGGCTACTACTACAAATACTTTTAATGTAGAATTATATGGAGGTAATTACAAAACAACTAGTCAAGTTCCATTAGGAACTGATCAAACTGGTTTAAGCTTTGATTTTGTTACCCTGCAAACAATTGGAACTGGTACAATTGTTCAAAATGGTAACGAAAGTAATTTACAACTTTATTCTAAAACTAATTTTACACCCCATCGTTTAAAGGATGAGACACTAAAAGCTACTTGGTCGTCTGCTCATGGACTAGTAAAAAATGAACACCTCCTTGTTCTTACAGATGGTAGGGGAGATTTGTCTGTAAAACAGAGTGCATATGTTTTAGACCCAGATCCAGATAATGATGGTCTAAGTATCATCATGGTTTATGGAAGAAGAGTGGAACAAACAGATATTAGCTCTTTCGATGCTTTTGGTTCTTCAAATTGGACGATTCATAAAGGTAGTATGGATGGTATACATGATGATACCATAGGAGATAATTTATTTAGTTTTAATGCTAATAATGTAGGAGAATACAACGCATATCAAATAGGTCCAGGTTGCCAAACAGATGTAGATTGCATTTCTATAGGTAAAAATGTTTACAATAGAGAAACTGGTACAGTTAAGATAGGTTATGATAATGAAGCTCTTAATATTACATCCAAGGGGATTGACACTTCTGGTCAATTAACTGTTACTGGTAATGTTGGTATAGGAACTACATCGCCACAAGCTAAACTTCATGTTGCAGGAAGCGGAATAATAACTTCTGATTTTGCAGTTGACACTAATACTTTATTTGTTGATGCTTCACAAAATAGTGTTGGCATAAAAACATCATCACCACGTGCAGGCACAGCACTTCATGTTGATGATAATTTTTTAGTTACGAATGGAAATGAAGACCATCTCAATATAGACACTACTTCTTATATTTATAAATTTGGTGATATTAGTGGTGGAGATAATGGTTCATTTTTTGAAGTTAATTCTCCTAATGGGGTTTCATTTGTACAAAATGCTAATTTTGGTATAGGAAATACATTACCGCAAGAGTCTCTTGACGTCAAAGGCAATGCGATTGTTTCAGGAAATGCTTCTGCAAGTGGCACTATTACATCCACATCAAATGTATCTAGGCCAATTCAAAACGATGAAGCTAATGATACTACAGCAATTAGAAATATTAGAAATATTACGCAAACTGGATACAATGCTTTAACTGGCTCGGGTGGCGAAGATGCTAATACACTCTATATAATCGTGGGATAATATGTCAGTACAATTAGGAAACACAGCTTTTTCAAAAGCGTATCTTGGCTTAAACAGTGTAGACAAAATAGCATTAGGTTCAAATGTTATGTATTCTGCAAGTACAGATTCCTTTAATGTTAAAGGACGGGTTCGAGGTAATGCAAGTTTTGCGATTTTCTCTAATGGAGCAAGAATTGAAGATAATTTTCCTGATGTTTATTATTTAATTACTACAGTTGAAGCTGGAGGAAATGTCAACTTAACATACACTTCTCAGAATGAATTTGACGAGTTTCGTATTGATAGCGGAACAGTTGGCTCCTTTAATGTCGGTGAAACAAATTTTCAATTAACAAATGTTCAGTCAGATATAGAATGTGAAATTGAGAGAACTGATTAAATTAAATGCTTTTCAGGCATACGACTCATTTTTAACCGATGCTGAAATAGATCAGCTTTGGAACCATTTAAGAGGTAGATTTAGTTTGTAATTAAATATAATTGTAATTATAAATTAATTATTCATATTATATTTAAATATGAGTGAAGATTTATTTTTACTATATAAAAAAGAAAGCTTGCAAAAAATGGATGCTTGCATTGAAATCTTGTCGCAATCTAGAAGAGTTTTGATGGAAGATCATAATTGGAAAAAAAATTCAAAAAAAGATGATTTTATGCTAGATTTATATTCTTCAATAACACAATTAAAAAAACAATTAAAAATTTATAAAAAAAATTTTCAAAATAATAAAACGATGAAATCAGCCGCAAAAAACCAAGTATTTTTTGCTCAAGCTTATGAATTAAGTTCTGAAGCTATAGAAGCAATGGTAGAAATAAGTAAATAGTAGTTGTTTTTTACGTTTTTTTACATATTATTTTGTGCATGTTAAAAGTTTTGGTTACAGGTGGTGCTGGATTTATAGGATCTAATTTAGTAGATAAATTATTAGATCATGGACATGAAGTTACAGTAATCGATAACGAGTCTAGTAATTCTAATGAAGTTTTTTACTGGAACAAAAAAGCTTCCAATCACAAATTAAATATATGCGACTACGATGCTATATTACCGTTATTTAAAGACGTTGATATAGTATATCATGTAGCGGCTGAAGCTAGAATACAACCTAGCCTGAATAACCCTATATTGACAGCCAAAACGAATACTCTTGGAACTTGTACAGTTTTGCAGTGTGCAAGAGAGGCTGGAGTCAAAAGGGTAATTTATAGTTCTACCTCATCTGCTTATGGCAGAAAAAATAGCACACCGAGTCTAGAAACTATGCAAAAAGACTGTCTTTCACCTTATTCCGTGACAAAAACCTGTGGAGAAGAGTTATGCAAGATGTTTACAGACCTTTTTGACCTAGAAACAGTAGTTTTTAGATATTTCAACGTTTATGGAGAAAGACAGCCATTAAAAGGTCAATACGCACCAGTTATTGGAATTTTTTTAAAACAAAAAAAAGAAGGGTTGCCCATGACAATTGTTGGCGATGGATTACAACGCAGAGATTTTACTCATGTAAGTGATGTTGTAGATGCAAATTTGTTAGCATCTAATTTACAAAATAAAAATATCTCTGGTGAGCTTTTTAATATTGGAACTGGCAGAAATTATTCTATAATAGATATAAAAGATATGATTGGTGGTAAATTTACAAACATTCCACAAAGAAAAGGAGAAGCTCAAGAAACTTTAGCAGATATTACAAAAGTTAAAAAAATGCTTGATTGGTCACCTAAAATAATATTAGAAGATTGGATAAAAAACAACAAATGAAAAAAGTAATTGTCACAGGCGTAACAGGTCAAGTAGGATCATACATGGTTGATTTCCTATTAGAAAATACAGATTATGAAATATATGGAGCAATCAGAAGATTGAGCGTTCCAAATCATAAAAATATTGAACATATTGACTCAGATAGGTTTCATCTTATTGAGATGGATCTAACAGATGAACATAATATTTTTACTGTAGTTCAAGACATAAAACCCGATTATTTTATTAATTTTGCGGCTAATTCTTTTGTTGGTAATAGCTGGAAAATGCCGATTAATCATTTCGATGTAAATGCGCTCGGAGTTATGAGACAGCTTGAATCTATTCGTAAAATTTGTCCAAAATGCCGTTATTATAATGCTGGCTCATCAGAAGAATTTGGGGATGTAATGTATAGTCCTCAAGATCTCAAACATCCCCCAAGACCTAGAAGTCCTTATGGTGCATCAAAGGTAGCCGCTAGGCAAATTGTAAAGGTTTGGAGAGACTCTTACGATTTATACGCTGTTCAAGGTTATTTGTTTAATCATGAATCAGAAAGAAGAGGGGAAGAGTTTGTTACAAGAAAAATTACTAAAACTGTTGCAAAGATTAAGAAAGCAATCGATAACGGAGAGGATTTTAAACCCCTAGAGCTTGGGAATATGAATGCAAAAAGAGATTGGAGTCATGCTGAAGACTTCGTGGTTGCTGTTTGGCTTATGCTCAATCAAGATAAACCAAAAGATTATCTACTGGCATCTGGCGAAACCCATACAGTTAGAGAATTTGTAAATAGAGCTTTTATTTTTTCTAATATTAAGGTAGATAATGACACTTCTTTTAGATGGGAAGGTTCAGAAGAAAATGAAGTTCTTTATTATAATAATAAAGTTGTTGTAAAAGTTAACCCAGACTTCTATCGCCCAGCAGAGGTTGAGCTTTTACTTGGAGATCCGTCCGAAGCACAAAAGGATTTAGGTTGGGAGCAAAAAGTTAATTTTGATAATTTGGTTGACAGAATGGTTCAAAACGATATTAGTATTATAAATGGCTAATATAGTTAGAGGGATATACAAAGGAACTGTATCTAAAAGGGGAGAATATGGTATAGCACCAAAAATGCTGTTCATAGATCTTCATGTAGATGGTAAGTTCTTATGTAGTTCTTTCGAGTTCTCTTTGCTTAAATCATTCAAATCTGCTAATATCAAACCAAGCAATTTAGTAGAATTTGAAGCAACGGTTGAAAATAAAAACGGCCTAAAGATAAAGAGACCTAAAAATGTAAAAAATATAAACCTATCTTTTTTGGGAGAGTCTTTTAACTATTGTTGTAATAAATTTTTAAAGAGTAAAAAGGCTTTAACCCCAGAAACGCTAAAGCAAGAAAAGATAGCTTTCATAAAACTTTACAATTACTATGGTAATAATTTAGATTTTTGGAAGTTTTTATCTCTAGGATTCGAACTAAATTCTTTAAATTGGTTTTTGACACCCAAGGGAGAAAAACTGGTAAAAGAAAATATTATAAAATATAACAAAAATAATGTTGACATTCCAGAAATAAAGCCACAATATGTCCTAGAAAATAAAGCAATAGCAAAACCTATTGCCCTGCCTAAAAAGAGAACAATATTAGAATTTGTAACTTAATATGCCTAAAACAAAAAATAAAGAAACCCTAGATCCAACAACTCAGTTGACATCTTTCTTGAAACAAAACAAAGAGGATCACTTTAATTTCGAGGAATCTGTAGATTTCAGCGTCACACAAGGAAGCCTCCTATTAGATCTGCACGTTGGTAAAATTACTCCAGGAATTATTAGGCATACTGGTGTTAGTAGAGGTGGTAAAACATCCCAAATGCTTGAAGATGTCAAAAATTTTCTGCAAGGAGTAGATAATGCAAGATGTGTCTGGGTTTTAGCGGAAGGTCGGTTAGGCAAAGAAACTAAAAAACGCTCTGGATTAAAATTTACTCATGATCCAGAAACATGGGAAGACGGCAGTGTGTTTGTTTTTGAGTGTCAAGTTTATGAAACAGTTTTTGACCTAGTAAGAGAGTTAATTCGTAATAATCCAGAAAATAAAAGGTATTTCTTTGTTATCGACTCAACAAATGGATTAAAACGCAGAGAAGATTTAGAAAAAGCATCTGGAGCAGTAGAAAAAGTCGCTGGAGCCGCTTTGATAACTTCCGATTTTCTGAGCCGTGTATCACTTGCTATGTCTAAATTTGGACATGTTTGTGGTCTAATTGGTCAAGTTCGCTCTAATATCAAAATAAACCCATACGAAAAGGGCGCTCCTCAACTATCTAGTGCATCTGGTGGAGCCGCTCAAGATCATTATCCAACCATATATCTTGAGTTTCAGCCAAAATACAAATCAGATTTAATTGGAGATCCAAATGATCCATCTGGTCATTGGTGCAAAGTTAACGTCATTAAAACAGATAAGGAAAAGACCCTGTCTGTTAAATATCCAATTAAGTATAATTCTACTGGCACTTCTGGTAGCGTTTGGTTAGAATATGAAATCGCAAGCCTTATGATGGAATGGGGATTTGTCAAAAAGTCTGGTGCTTGGTTATCGTTTGATAATGATTTTTTACAAGAAGCAAAATCAAATGGTTTAGTTCCAGAAGACTGTGAAGAATTTAAGATCCAAGGTGATCAAAAACTAAGAGATTGGCTAGAAGAAAACGAAAAAGCCAAACAGTTTTTGTTTAATAAATTTCAATCATTACTTTCTTGAAAATAAAAAATATTTTCGGCAAAGAGGTTAACAAATCTTTTGCCAAGAGCAAAATTAATTGGGATAGATCTGTATCAAAACCTCAAAAACGAATCAAAGATATAATAAAGCCACTTTGGATTTATCAAGATGTATATGAAGAGCTTTATATTCCCAATAGTAAACTTAGAATAGATTTAATTAACTTTACAACTTCAACTGTTATAGAAGTTTCGCCCAAACAACATGATACTTACAACGATTTTTTTCATAAAGACAGACAAAAATTTTTAAGATCGATAGAGAGAGACTTTAAAAAGATTGAATGGTGTGAAATGAACGATTTTCTGTATATTGAAATTGATCAAAAAACATTAAAACTAAAAGACAAAGATATATTTAATTTTATTAAAAACGAAATAGAAAGTGTATAATATATAACAGTTTATATGGAAAAAGTGGTATTAGTTACTGGTGGATTCGACCCTTTGCATTCTGGTCATTTAGATTATTTGAAATCAGCAAAAAAACTTGGGGATAAGTTAATTGTTGGAATAAATTCTGATGAATGGCTTATTCGCAAAAAGGGTAAAAATTTTTTACCAGAAAAAGAACGTCATGAAATTTTATCTTCCATCAAATATGTAGATGGCTGTATATTATTCAATGATGATGACAATACAGCCATTGAAGCTATAAAAAATGTAATGATGCTTTTTCCATATTCACAAATAATTTTTGCAAATGGTGGCGATAGAACTGAAAAAAATATACCAGAAATGATTTTTGATAATGTCATCTTTGTATTTGGAGTTGGCGGTAAAGATAAAAAAAATAGTAGCAGTTGGATACTGAAAAAATATGAACAAAACTGATAAAAATGACCCAAAACTAATTAAAGAATGTCTTGATTTGTATAAAGATGGTTCCAGTAGAATGGAAGTTGCTAGGCATATTATGTCTGAAACTGGTCTCAAAGAAACTGCTTCTAAGGTTAGAGCAAAAAATATATGGGATGAAAACTTTGATAACGATTATGATCCTAAAAACGCATTAAGAAGCGAAGAAGCTGTAAGTCCAGAAAAAGCTACCTTTGATGAAAAGAAAGACACGGCTACAGCTGAATCAAAATCTTCAAATATTAGAACTCTAGAAGATCTTATTGATGTTTGTAAAATAGATTTAAATATTTGGGAGATTGAACGCTACATAGTAAACAAATGGGAAGTAGCCGCAAAAGGTTTAGATGGGGTAATGAAACATTCTCCATTATATCAAGTAAAAGCTTGGTTGAAAAAGAAAGAGGTAACCAAAGCTAAAGAAGTTATTGAATTTTTTAAAAAAGAATTATTGGCGCTACCAAGACCAGTCAAAACTAAAAACGCATCTGGAAAATATGTTTATGAAATATCCATACCAGATTTGCATCTAAGTAAACTTTGTTGGGGTAAAGAAACTGGATATGAAGATTACGATATAAAAATAGCAAGTAATCTTTTCAAAGAAGCAATGCATTATCTTGTTTCAAAAGTAGAAGTTAATACTCTTGATAAGATTGTTTTACCAATCGGTAATGACTTTTTTAACTCTGAGGGTTTATCTGGCATGACAACAAAAGGAACTAGACAAGATGATGATTCTAGATGGCCTAAATCTTTTCAAGTGGGTTGTAATTTAATTGCAGAATTAGTA